TCGCCATGCTTTGTCTAAAGCTTTTAATTCATCTTCAGTTAGCCAGAAACTTACATTAACTTTTTTCATTCTATCTTCTCTTTCAAGTCAGCGTGATAGTATAATATTGCTTTGTGAATACCATACCCTAATAGTTGGTTACTTGTTTCTCCTCCTGTTAGTTCGGAAGCTATAGCTCTCCATGTATAGTTTTGATTTATCCTGAGTTTTTTGTATAAGTTGAGCAATCTCTTTGTAGGCTTTGGAGGTGTTTCGTTAGCCGCTGTGTAATATTTCCATAGCGAGTCTGCTTTATAGTATTTTATCATTTCAAATCCCTTAAGATAATTCCATCCGGTACTTTAATTTTACCATACAAACTTATAAACTTTATATTATATAAACTTTGTTGTCTAATCATAATTAATATCCAATTGTTCTTGACCTGGGTTTTCATTTGGATTAAAAGTAACTACATATTTCATAAACCTTTGACCAGTGGCGTCGCGACACCACCGATGTTCAAAGGAATATCCGTCTCGCTCTCTGAGCTCAAAAATTCGGCGAGGTAATGCGCGAATCTTATAGACGGCTTGGGCTTCGACATTAGTAATACTTGAATAACTGTTGAAGTGATTAATTAAAAGTTCTTTCTGAGTAGTTTTACCATTCTCAGAGATTAATTCTAAAATACCTTCTAACCCTTCTGTTTCCAAAATGGTTTCTAGTTCTTCTTTATCTACCATTGTCGAGAGGTATTCCTCCTGTATGCCTACTTATATAAAATACTTTCTTATCTTATTTTTTCACTAGCCATTCTTAATCCGTAAATTCCTAAAGCTCCAGCTAACGCATAAGCTTCATTAGGAATGGAGTAGCCTAGAGCTTGTAACACTCCAACGACACCCACAATAAGTGCGGACCAAACTGACTTGGATTTATACCAAGGTTTTGCCATTATCTTCTAAGAATGTATTTCTTTAAAATCTTTACTAATCTGCTGTATATTTTTTTCATTTTCATAATATTTTAATTACCACGGTGAGTATGCTAACTCCAAAGATTGCGATAAAACTGTAGAACATTTTGTTAACTGTTGTTTGTTTGATTCTGAACTCAGAGTTATTTGCTGTCTGCCCATTCAGTTGTTTGAGATGTTCTTTAATATCTGTGATGTCTTCCTGTATATGTGTAATTCGTTCCAATAGTATTTCGTTAGTTATTCTCATAGAAGTTTATGGTCCGTCCCACACCGTCTTTAATACTTCAACCAACACGTCTCCATTATCGTCAGTCATTACAGAATCTTTTATGGCTTGGTCTTTTCTTTTTGCTACAACCATCCAACTAATTGTGTCTGTTGAAGGTGCGTTTACACATTCAATAGTTAAAACAGCACCTGCCACATTCCCTTTAACTGCGTCATATCCTGTTTCATTTGAAGTAAATACTTGTATGTCGTCACATAACAATTCCCAAGTTCCCGGTGTTGTACCCATCTCCGTGTCCATGTTTACAACGGCAGGGGCTCCAGCAAGAGTGACCGTTCCTCTGTAAATTAAATCTGCTTTAGGTCCTTCAATAAATGAATGTACTAAATAATGTGTATCAGTAAGTGTAGGGTCTGGGTGAGGTATCTTAAATGAACCCGCTGTTTTTGAAAGTGTTCCAGTAATTTCTACATTTCCACTTGAGTTCGCATCAATCTCAATTGTTGCCCGATTTGATGAATTGCCATTTTTAGCATCAAGCTTTAAGGTATGCGTGGAAGAACCTCCCACTCGTAAGGTTCCACTATTTGTTGCTGTGTTTTGCTGGCTCAAGAAGACGTCACCACCGCTCTCTATTAAATATCCCAGACGAGTTCCAGAGTTGTTGTACCAATGTACGCCTGGGTCTGAACCTCCATCTGTATTTAAATTTAATCTGTGCCATTCCTCACCAATTATTCCAATGTCGCTAGTAGTAGCGTCTGGATTTGGTACGAGATTTGCTAATGCTGTAGGACTAATTGTAGTTGCTGAAGTGCTGCTCCAAAGTCCAGAACCTTTCAGTCCACTGATTGTATTTCCAATAATCTCCATTCCCATTTTATTGCATATCCTCCTCAACATAATTAACATTTTCGGTTGATGCGGCTACAATGCCAAATATTTCTCCAGTATAATCAGATACATCTAACTCTTCACCCGCACTTAATTGAAAGCCATTGGCAGTAGTTACTGTATTTGCTCCACCAATAAATACTGAATTGCTCCCTCGATTTTCAATTATTCTAATCTTAGCATTAGTGTTTGAACTAATTATCGAGGTGGCTGTAGTTCCCACACTTACTCGATTTGTATTAATTGCCATTTTATTCTGATTCTAAATATCCTGCTGTTTCAGTTCCTGCTGCGACAATACCGAACACTTCATCTTGGTCTCTAAAATAAATTGATTGTCCTCCGTTAAGTCTGAATCCATTTGAGGTTGTCACAGTATTTGCTCCGCCCACATACATTACTGTGGTGCCATGATTTTTAATAAGTAGTGACCGTCTGCTTGTATTTGTTGCGATGATTTGGGTTGCTGTTGCCGCAACCGTTACTTGACCGTTGTTTAATGTTGAACCCAATGCCGACTGATAATAACCCATATTAACATCTTCACCATAAAGCACGTCACCATTTGCTTTCGGATACTCTCCTGTTGCTGCCATTATCTTTTACTAGTTCTCCTTACTTAATAAATATTACTGATTGTATGCTACCTGTAACGGTTGAGATAAATCTGTATCCGTTACTCCCAAAAACCCTGTTCCGAGCAGGGACGTTCCCAAAAGGAAACCCGCCTCAAATAATTCTATTTGTATTTCAGCACTCGTGCCTGTAGTAAGAACTATTTTAAGCACCAATTCTGTGCCGATAGTTGTGAAGTAATGTTTAATATAATTATTAACTTGTTCAAAGGTAGTGCCACCGTCTGAAGATAGCCAATAAGTTAAGTTTGCTTTATTTACAATTCTCGATTCATCAAACCGAACCTCTGCGTTTGTAATATTAATCGCTGTCTTCTTCGCGATGATTGAAGTTTGTATTTGTTGTCCAGTAGTAAAAGTTAATTTATGATTGGTAGTATCCCAAGTACCCGTAGTATTTACTGAGTCCTCGAAGTCTGTATTTCTTAATGCCTCCTTCCAAATATTATTTGGATTAACTACTTGGTCCAATACTAATGCTGGCGTTGCCGCACCTCCAAGGGTGCTAGTTCCCAATATCCCTAAAGTAATATCTCCTAATTTAAATCCAACCCAACCTGTCCAATCTCTCTTCTTGATTACTGTTGAATGGGTTTGAGAATACAGATTATCTGTAAGCATAGTAAACGTAGGTATCGTATCTCCGCTTACGTTCTTTAATCCTTGCGTGTCGTGGATTGTTCCACTAATTCCGCCTGCCATTTATTTAATGAATAGAGTGGTAATTACATTCATTTCGATTGTTGAAGTTTTAGGTATCCCCACGAATGTGACTCTATTTATTCCTCCAGATGTAACTCGGGTTTCAAATTCTTGATATGTATTTCCGTTTCCCTCTGTTGTGGCTAAACTATATTCTATACTTATCTGCTTATCCGCAGTAGTGGTGGTTACAGTTTTCAATGTTGCCGCGATAGGAGATATAAGTCCGGTGTCCGTAGCATTTGGTGCGGTGTTATCCGTTCCAAGCTGTCCTTGAGATATATCTGTGTCTATCAAGTCTCTAATGAAATTCTTTCCTTGTGTTGTTAGTACCATTTTAATTTATACTTGTATCGTCTTCCTCCATATTTAATTCTGTCGTCCAAGAGTTTCTTCCGATATTATGTGACACGTCTTTCACTCTCGCTAATACTCGGTTTATTCCCAAGTCCTTGACCGTAAGTTCTATGAATTCATTTGGCTGTATCTTTGCTCCTTCGATTGTGACTTTAAAGTTTAGCTTCTCTCTGTTGGTACTAAAGAACGCCCTACCATATTTTTCTCCAAGCTCTCTAATATCTGTTCCAATTTGCTCATTGGTCTTTGCTGCGATTAACGAATAATCCTGAACTATTGTTTCATCCTCTACATTTTCTAAGATGGCTGTATTTAATGAACCCCTCGTCAAACCACTGAAATCATAGTTTGGTCCGCTGGCGGCTTTGGAAGTGTATTTAATTATTTCATACCCGTCTCCACTTGTTATTCGCATGTAACCGGTTGAAGGAAAACTCGCAGCAGTTGTAGTTAAAGTGATGGTTGATGCTGACGAAGTAAAGGACGTCTGAACCTCACTATTCCCTCCGCCCTGCGCAATTAAATCATTGTAGTAACTCTGACCAATATCCTGTCTATCAATAATCTTCATCCTTATTTTTGAAGTGGTGGTATTCTCATTATATTTGTACCAAACAAGTGGCTGCTGTTTCTTATTAACACCAAGTCTCATTATTAACATATTAATTACGTCATCTGTATTTATTCCGAATGAAAAGTTCAGCACTTTTCCAAAACCACTCGTAAGGTTTCCAGCATAGGGAACGACTAATTTCATTAGGTTGGATACTGCGTCGCCCGAAGAGTGTGCTGATGCCAAAGTTCCAGCAATACCTCTTTCCTTTGCGGATGAAATAATTAGAATTGAACCACTGATGCTATCATATCTTAACACTTCTTTACCCAGCGTGGCAACACCACCTGCCTGATTGAAGATGGTAACATCAGACACAGGTATTGTCAAATCTGTTGAAGTTACATTTGAGGTTAAGGTAGTGTTGCCTCCATCTTGCGGAATCCACCAATAGAAATTCCGCTCTTCATCAACATAGTATGTTGCTACTCTATTGCCGCCAGTATATTGTGGAACTGAAAGATTCTTAATTAGTTCTGCTACTGAACGGAAACTTGAATGATAAGTTATTGTTGTTGTCGTAGTTTCAATATTTCCTCCCGTGGGTCTTCCTGGAAGTGGGCTTGGAGTTTTAATCATGTCATCAACTGCCTGGTTATCGTTACACTTTTGAACAAGCTCTTCTATTATCTCAGAGGCCGTATCTAAAGTTGAAATAGTCCCATCGTAATTTGCGATAGTTACTCTTGCTAACAAGTAGTCTGTTAAATCCACACAGCCGACCGTAATATTGGAAGAGCTGCCACTAAGTCCTCCCGCAACCGAAGTGACAAGTCCAATGAACAACACATCTGCGTTGTCAATATTATTTGGGTCAATGTCTGTCCTTGAAACGGCAATCTTTATTACATCATCAAACCTAATAAATTCTTCAAACTGTTTCTGTTCAGAGGAAGAAGTATCTATCAAATCTTTATTTGGATTGGTGAAAGTTATTGTTGCTGTGGAATTCTTATTATCGCTAGACCGACTAATAGATAAGTTAGATATACCCGCAGTTATTTGGACTGCTCCTGCCACGCCCCTCTTTCTAGTTAAAATTAATTGGAAAACCATTAAGTCTTTGTGTAGCTTAAATCAACTGTGAATGAAAATGTTCCTTGGGCAAACTGTGTATCTGGTGTGTTACTCATACTGAATCCTTTCAATCGCACCCAATAGGGCCCATAGTTTGTAGCACCAACAACACTATCACCACTAGGTAATGTAGCTCCTCCTCCTCCTGTGGTTCCTCTCTTAACATCAGCAGATTGGGGGTCATATATTAGTGGTAATGATTTCAATAACAATAGATTCGCATCGTCTGTAGCAACCCCGTCTATGTACATCTTCACCAAACCCTTTGTCCGATTCATTAAGAATAAGAAACCTAATACGTCTCTGTGATTATAATCAAAAGTTGCCGGAGCATTTACTGTTGAATCTCTAAGATTGAATAGGCAACTCAATTCAATGTTCAAAGCATCGCTGCTCCCAGTTGTTGGTTCCGGGTCTCCAGTAGATACATCTAACCTTGGTTCGCTCGCAACTCCTGCGCCCTTAGTTACATTGATATTTGTTATTGGTACTTTGAATGCGTCACCTTCGTCGTCTGTCGCAGTGCTTGAAACGTTTATAATTCTGACGCCATAAGGATTTGTGGTTGCGTTATAGGTACTTACGTCTACCCCAGTTCCGTTCTCTTGTCTCAAGAATCTTGTGTGTTGTAATACAATATTTGCTGCCACTATAGTCCCGCTCCTAAGCCACTTCTACGAAGTTCTCTTTGAATATTATCCACTACCGCATTACCGATTTGTTGAGCTGATGCTGCTGGGTTATTAACATTAACAGTTACATTAACTCCACCCAAATTAGTCTGTCCTCCTCGTGCTAATGGAATGACTGCTTCCGGTCCCGCCTCTCCAATTAATGCGTTAGTTGGTGATGTTACGATTCCGCCATGAGCAAATCCAATTGCCTTCCCGGCGCTCTTAAACCATCCACCAACTTTCTTTACTCCACCAATAACTCCTTTTACTACTGGGTTGTCGGCTACCTTTGAAATCCATCCGACTAATTCAATTATCTTAACTAATAGCCAGCCAATGATTCTACCAATTCCTTTGAATACGAACGTGAATACTTTCCCAACAAATATGAGTATGCCTACTAATCCTTTAAGAATCATCTTCAAAACATTAAGTCCTTTGGCGAAGTTTTCATTTTTAGCCTGTGCTTTTGTAGACGAGGCCCTGAACTGTTCAATTACTCCTGTAAAGAAATCCCATATTGAGGTGATGACTGTGATTACTATAAATAATTTTCCAAAGACTTTGAGTATTCTAAATAAGACTTTGCCAAGTTTCGTGAATCCAGGCACTCTCCCTAATAATTTTCCCATTGCTCCAGCACCTTTGGCACCGGGTACTTTCGCCAATACACCCGCTCCCTTTCCTTTAAGCGCAGCTCCCGCCACAGCTAATCTGCCGGGTTTTGCCTTTGCGAATTGTCCTGTAGCAGTACGTGCAGGTCCTAAACCTACCATCGCCTTTGCCGCAGCCTTGACTCCCTTCATCGTGCTACCTTTCTTACCTAAACCCAACCTTGCCATTGTACCGACTACTGAACTTGCTGCCGTTGTTATTTGTCCAACAATAACTAGTGCGGTTCCAAGTATTGCCAATCCTGCCGCCCCTCCGACGATTGCTACAGCCAAACTAGGATGGTCTTGTACTGCTTTTGATAATTTATTCATCCACTCAACCAATTTTTTAATTGCTGCCGTACCAACTTCGGTAGCGAAGAAAGTATCAACTATTGTAAATTTAAGGAACTCAAAGGCTGATGCCAATCTACCCACGGTGGCAGAATAGGCTTTGCTTCCTTCTGTTGCTAATTTGAAACTATTGAATAAACTTCGCAACACAGTGGTTCCGAATCTCTTGATTGCCATACCTGCGAATAACATTGACAGACCCATCGTTAAGAACATGAAAGATAGTGCCTTCATTTGATTTCTGAACTTCATGACGTTGTCGCCAGTAGTTTGTAAACGATTTATCATTGACTGCTGAATTTGAGCATCTGATGCTCGCTGAGTCCTAAGATTATCTTTATGACTTGCCTTAGTCAACAAGCTATCTTTTTGTCTAAATAAAGTATTGAGGCGTTCTTGATTTTCAAGAGATTTTTTTCTGAGCATGAGTAATCGGTCTTGTGATTTTTTGAACTTATCAATCCCGCTTTTGTCAAAAGGATGTTTTATTCCCGCAGCTTTATTGAATTGGGCAACGCGCTTTTGTAAATTAGTTACGCCCTCTCCAACTATCTTTAAATTCTTTAAAGCTTCGCCCACCTGAGTGGTTACATTAATCTTAATATTCTCGTTAAATTCTGCCATTATCTAAGAGTTTGTGTTCCTCCCTTTTCATTACGGTCCAGCTCAATCTTCTCTTGTTTTCTAAATTCTGCTAACTGGTCCAACTGTTCAACGAATTTCAGAGCAGGATAATCCGGCGTAATAGTTGCTCCCAAATCTTTTTCTATTATCATTGCCGCCAGTGCGTACTCTTCATCCATGTTTTTTATGCTAGCCTTAGCACTCTGTCGAGCCATAAACTCAACTAATCCTTTTGACTCGCCTTCTCCTGATTTATATTTTTTTTTAAACTTCCAGCCTGTTCTTCAGAATTCCAACCAAATACTTTGAATAGTTCCAACATGAAATCCATATCATGTCTAACTAAAAAGGCATCAAGTTCTTCTTCAGTAGCTTCCTCGTCGACTCGCTTAAGAATTGCTTTAAATATTCTATAATAATTGTTCCAGTCGTTACGGGTAAGCTTGCCGTCTGCTTGCATCTGTATTGCCATTAACTCTTCTTTCTCTTCAAGAGTCGGGCTTATTTTCAGTTCTTCTTCGCCAACCTTAATTGTGGCGTATCCTAAATACTTTCCAAATCTACTTGTCATTTCAATTCTCCACCTATTGTTTTCACGATAGGTTCATCTTCTTCTGATTTATCAACGTTAATTAATAAATCCAATTGTGATTCTAAATTTTCTATTCGTTCAAGAAGAAGGTTGAAAACTGAAGTTGACTTTGCGATGTTGTGGTCGTGAACTATTTTCACCCACCGACAATCTCCAAAGTCATTCTTACAGCTTTCATCCCACTCTTTAAACGCAGAGAGAGGAAACCCACTAGCTTGAATGCTAATGGTTGGTCTCTTCTCTACTTCAGTCATATCCTTAATTCTTCCATTCCATGTAAAAATCTTTGGTTTGACTTTTTACATTGACATCTAATTCCCAATGTCCATCTGGGCCATCAATCTTAACTTCACCGAACTTAGTAACAAAAGCATTGTCTAATACAATGTTTATTTCTTCTGTTCCGTCCGTAACATTAATCAGCCATGCTGATTCGGGTCTATCAAAATCTCCGCTTGTTATTGAACCTGCCTGATACCTTCTATGAGTTGGTGAAGCAGATGGAATATCTGTTCCCGCCCCAAAGAATAGGTGTGTCGGATTACCAGATGCTGGCGTCTCAATCAGTAACTCTGTATAAGTATCTGCTGCGACTGGTCGCTTCATTACTAAAGTTCCTGACACTTCGCCCATAGCAAAAGGCTTTTGGTCAATGTTACTATTTTGGAATCCACTAGTGACTCCCAAAAAGTTTACCTGTTCTACGTCCCCTTCCGGGACAACTACGCTTATGTTTTTCATATATGCTGAAATTAAAGTTGCTGTTGAACCAAAAAATGTATCCAATGCTGCTGTTCCTGCAATTGTAACATTTGATGCTAAATCGATTTTAACCTCGGCATGAGGTGCTCTCCATAATACCATTTTATTCTATTTTATCCTTTTTATTTTTCTTCCCTTCAATCATTTCAAAATATTTTTCAGATAGCGAATCTCCTTCAACTATCTCTCCAGGTACAATCTGCTTCTTAAGCCCACTGTCCCAATACTTTCTTGTTCCTATATATTTGTATTTCATTTTTTCTTGTTTAACTCCCTATACGCTTTTTTTCTACCGAAATTAATTCCGCGTTGTATAGCATGAATTCCCCTCTTCGTCTTTATAACATTCCACGAATCGGGTTGTAATTTACTTGATTTATTTTCTGAATAAAAGAAAGCCTTTCCTCGAGCGAAGCGGCCCCCCGTAGCCCTAACGAACCTGCCATACTCAACAGGTATCGCATAATTTATTCCTTCATTATAACTGTCGGCTTGTCGTTGGGTTCTTGAATCTCCAATACTTACAACATACTTCTCATTTTCTTTAAGTGCTGAAAACACCACACTATTAGCTAAATCTCCACTATCTCTGGCCTCATCAAGATATATTGTTTTAATTCTATCGGCAATAAATTCAGAAAAAGTCCCCGCATGTTTTTGGTGTTTACGTGACCTTATTTTTAACATCTTAATTGTAGACTCCACACCACTAATAATGACAATAACTTTTGTCATTATATCAACAACACTCCCTGGATTGTTAATGAACCTTTGTTCAACTTCATATTCTTGAATACTGACTGACTACTCACTTCATCGTTAATCTCTTTGATAGAAATGTTGTCTGTCTTTAATGAAGAAACATTTGCCGCAGTTCTAAGAGTATCAATTATATTATCCTTCATCTCGTCTATTTTCTTGGTGCCGTCTCTTGCGTCACCATAAAGTATGATTCTCATGCTGAAGTCTGAATCTCTTGAGCCCATATCTAAGGCTAAAGCATCGTTAGTTAAATTTGAAGGATTGATTACATAGCAAGGAAATGTTGGGCTCTTCTCAGGAAAAGTTGCTAATACTGTTGTTCCGCTAAGTTTGTTAGAATTGATTATAGTATATATGCTTTGGAATATTTCTACTCTTGCTGTGCTTTCTGTTACGGCCATTGTTTAACTCTACGAGTTTATACTGTCAACCCTTGGGGATAACGTAACGATTGTGGCTACTTCCACATCGTTGAATAATATAGGCTCCACGAGCCTCACGTCCCACTCAAGTGTGTTGAATGTTATTTTGTCAGTAGTGACTATATTCGTCCCTGATTTAAAAATGATTTTAACGTCACCAGCTTTCAAATCTCCCGAATCATGAGGAATTAAGTCTGGTTGAATTTGATTATAAGGAACACCGTAGACATTAACAGGAGTCCCCTCATTATCAACTATATCGCCATAACCGCCATAGGCAGCCAATGCCGGAGTTCTCGGAGTAACAGTAATGCTTGTTCTGAAGTTGACATTATCGACTATGCTGTCGACAGTTGTCTTGATGCTATCGCCGAGTGCTCCCATTTTTAATAGTTAATTTGTTGAGTAAGTCTGAATAGGTTTTTACTTCTATTGATTACTTTTAGTTGTGCGTCGGCATCGGCCTTTAAAGACATAAGATGAATTCCTACATCTTTCTTCCCAATACTAATCGCACCTAAACTAATTGCGTTTGTACTGTTAGAACCTGAAACCATTCTTTGAAGAATGAATACTGCCGCCCAAGTCTCAACCGCCGTGTCATACATGTCTCCAGAAGTTACGCCTGTAAATCCTTCAACATACTTTCCACCACGACCTATCATAGCAGTGATAATCAAATCTTTATCGGCGCCCATAGCGTCATAAAGTTCTCCAATCAAATATTGTACGTTTGTACTTGATGCTGCCATTCTATATCTTTACTCGAGTTACGTCGACAGAATGAACTTGCCATTGGTCTTTCAACCACGCAAACTCTTCTTCGCTAACTTCAGTCACGACACCGTGCTCAAGAGTTACTCCTGAACGTTCATAAGTACCGTATCCCAAATACACTATGAAGTTTCTGTCTTGTATATTGAGATACCGCTCAACCTTTTTATCTATTATTGTTTCCTTCTTGGGTTTAGACTTTGGCTTCAATAACTTTTTATTCTTTTTTACTTTTATTCTTGGCATCTGCGTCCTCCATTTTTTCTATCTTTCTGTCAATTTCTTCCATATTCATAACTGCCTCTTTAGACCGAATTAAGAACTGTTGGTGGTACCGTTTAATACCTGCTAACTCTGCCTTCAAAGCCCTGTTGCTTGCCTTGGCAGCAGAGGTTTCTGCTCTCAATTCTACAATCTTTTTGAGATGTTGGTCATTAGTCATATTAATTTGGACGAATTTTCTTTCAAGTTTCTTAAACAAATCTGACAATTCCATAGTCTTTAAAAACTGAAGTAATATTTAAACGTTTGGAATTATTAAGCTGGTATTACAAATAGCACTACTACGTTTGTGCTTACTTTTCCTGGTAATGTTGTTCCGATTACTACATCTACAGCAGCTCCTATTCTATCTCCTGCTGTGAATGGTAATAATCCAATTTGAAGTGGAGAAAAACCTGTAGAATCAGGTGTGTTTATACTTACAGCACCAAGTGCTGAAGGTGTACCATTATGAACTACTTGAGAATTCATAACATCTCCACCTGCCATTGCGTTTTCAATTTTAACTCCATGTCCAACTACAAATCCATTATATGGCATAATATAGTCTTGAATAGTATTACCTGAGTCTCCAGATACATTAAGATAATCTAAGGTAGTTACTTGTACATCTTTGTAAAAGACATAAGTTCCTGAACTTCCCATTGTATTCCAAGCAGCACCATCGAAAGCAACTGGAGCATTAGCAGTAGTAGAATAAGCTATTCCTCCAGTTGCTACGTCAGGCATTTGTCCAGTAATATTACTTGTAGTATCTGCCTTCAATCTAAACTCTGTATCTACTATTACTGAACCCAAAGTAAGATTATTATTTGAATCTACTTTAAAGGCAGCAGGCAAAGTACCAGTACCGTTTACGATAACCTCGAAGTCCATATCTGCTCCAGCTTCATTAAGCACTACTTTACCTGTGGCATAATTTCCACCACTTTCAGTTAGTGTTTGAGCTTTTAAGAATGATTTATTGAAAGTTCCATTACCTGCTCCTAATTCTAAATTAAATGTGGATAAAGCACCACCTGAAGATTGAGCTACTGGACCTGCGTCTGACCAAATATTTAAAACATCTGATGAATTAAGCATCACGGCTGCGGTATTCGTACCATTATCTAAGTTTAAAGTTGGATTCCCTGAAGCGTGCGAGTTCTTAACTGTTATTCCTACATTTCCAGTAATATTTGAGTCTACTGATAATTTCACAGCTGCTAAATCCCATTCTGAATTTGTGGTATCTGTAGTTAGCGTTCCTGAACCCATAACTAACTGTCTTTCTCCAGCTCCAGTATTTTCTATTTCAAGTTTAACATTCCCTGCGTCTGCTCCAGAAACATTCAAATGATTGCCTTGTGGTTGAAATAGAGTTTCAGTAGTATTCGCTTTAATATATCCTGAATCTATACTGAGGGTTGCTAAACCTGCTCCTGAATTTGCGATAGAAATCCCAACATCAATTCCAGAATTCGCGTCTATTGTCATAGCACCACTAAACGTGGATAGATTTCCAACAGTAATGTCATTAACTATATCTGCGTTATACGCATCTATGTACTTCAATCCGTCATACCTAATCGTGTCTATTACCATTACTGAAGTCCTTGCTCATAAGTTATTGTTAAACCGTATTGAGTTGCTCCTGTGTTTGTAAATGTGACGGTTAGAGTTTCATCAGCAGTTAACAGAACTTCTCCTGCTGGAACCCAGAGTAAATCGGTTACACCTAATGTTCCAGGATTTGCTTTATATAATACAGTATCAAAGGCAGGTCCACCAGCCAAATTTCCCGAAGTTACTACGAAATCATTAGCAGTAGGCACTGATGCGAAATGAATCTTTACTCCCAAAATTTTGATTACTGCGGCCAAGGCCAAATTAACAGAAATATTTCCCGTACCCGTATCTGTATTTAGAGTTATGGTTCTTGGGCCGTCCGGGTCATTTAAAATATTTACATCTAGCCCGGTATCTGCGCCAACCACTGAAGAGGTTATTGAAGTGCCAGAGCCGTCTCTGACATTTACATCTTGTCCAACTGCCGGGTTAAAAACATCTGAACCATCTGGGTTCACAACTACAATTCCTGTTTGAGTTGGAGCAGAGGTACTAATTTTGAACTTCTTGTATTCTCTATCGCTTATTTGGTTATCTAATGCCATGTTTGAATATGATAAATAAATAACAGGAGAACTATAAAAGTCCTCCTATTAATCATTTAGGTTTTAGGTAGTTGTTATTTTAGCAATAGCGCTGCTTTGTAGAACGCCTGTTGCCAATCTAATTGTGGCTACCACGTGGTGTGTATCTCTCATAAAATCGTCAAATCTTTCAAGAGTTACTGGTCTCTTTTCCGCAATTGCGTATGCGTGGTTTCTGTCAATCAACAAAGCATTCTTTGCTGTGACGTTTCTTGAAACGACTACATTCATTCCGAAAATGTTTCCAAGTAAGCTTACCATCAAGTCACTTGATGTGATACTCAAGTTAGCTGTTGTTAGACCCGCTAGGTTTCTAATATCTGATGCTACCTCTGTACCAACAATCATGTCGGTTGCCATGTATCCAGCAGCTTCCAAATCTTCCATTGCTTCTGTAATGTTTGCTAATGAAAGCGTTGCGCCACCAGTTACCGTTGAACCGGCATTAGTGCTTAAATCGTCTGCTACCAAACTATCTTCTTTGTCTGCGAGAGCATACCCAGCTGTTGCTGCGTTTTTCTCTACGACTGAGAATTGACTGTCTTCAATCATTTCTCTTGTAATTCCAATGGTTACTCCGTACTTGACTGGAGTCAAGGTTACTTGACTGTAAGTCTCTTGTGCGAATGGTAACTCAGCTCCTTCAGCTACTTCATGTACAATTAGTGAATCTGGGTCTTGTAATGATATTTTAACTGCTGGTCCTGGAATTTCATTTGGTCCGATTAACAATGCTGCCATTGGTCGGAAAACCAAATTCTTTCTTACTGCTTCCTGCAAGGTTCGATAAACTACTGTTGGAGCAAGTACGTTACTTCCTGTAGATGTGCTTCCTGTGGATAAAATTCCACTTTCCTTAATATTGTATTTCATTTTACTTTTCTCCTCCTTAAATGTTTATTCTTACCAAAAGGTATTTTGATGCTGCTGCTGTTGTTCCAGTTAAAGCTCTTCCAATTACGTTTCCGTAAGCTGCTGAGTCTTTAATGGTTTGTGCTGTTGCACCTTGTTCTACGAGCTTCCCAGTTGTTGCTGCGTTAGCGGCATCTCCTGCGAAGATGAACAAACCTTGTGTTGCTACAGAAAGTGTTTCTCCTGTTGCTGCGTCTGTAAGGGCTACTCCCACGATGATTGCGTCATCACTTGTTGTTGCTGTAGATACTAGTACTGTGGATTCAACATAACCTGCTTGGCTAATTGCTGTCATCACATTAGTAGTTGAAGCTGAAGCTAATAATTCTCCTGCTACAACTGCTCCACTAGCAACTGCATGGAACGTTGTTCCAGGCATATTAATTAATTGTGTGTCTGCCATTTTATTTTATTCCTATATTTTTGCTAATGGGTGTCTTTCTCTCCAGTAGGACATATCCCATTCTTGCCAGTAGTTTCCTTGCTCATTTCTCAATTCGCCAGAAACCCATTCTGGTAATGCGTTTACATTTTCAGAAGTAACAGCGCGTGACTTAATTACTTCCTTTGTTAACTCCAACATGTGAGATTTTAATTCTGAAATTTCTGATTTCATATTAACTAATTTCTCTTCTGCTGCGTCATCTTCTTCCTCCGCTTCCGCTTCAGGTTCAGCCTCAGCCTCTTCAGCTGGTGCTTCCGCTTCAGGTTCCGCTTCAGATTCTTCTGCATCTTCCTTTAATAGAAGAGCGAGTTTTTCTTCGATTGCTTCCAATTTGCTTTCCATTTTTTCTTTCTCTTTAATTTCAAAAGAATTGAACGCTTCCGTAACACTTGTTGAAAATGTTGCTCCCGGAATCCCTGGTATTGCTACAAGGGATAGTTCCACAAACTTCATTCTTTTTGCTACAAAATTCGTCACACCGTCTTCAACTACTTTCTTTAGTTCATCAATAATAGAACCGACAGAAACATTTCTGACTAAGCCTTTCTGAATTTTCATTTTGACTGACTCATCGATAACTTCTGCTTTGAACTTCAATTGCTTTCCATCCATATAGGCTTCAGTAACTCGACCTACAATACTATCAATAGTATTATCATGGTCTTTCAAAAGAGGGACTCCAATAAGTGTATCTGCCGCATTACTAAGTTCATCAACCTCATAAGTAACATTGTTACGAGATGTTGTCTCTTCAATAGCGACACCCTCAATCCTTAAAACTCCGTCTTCAACTGCTTCTTCCGAATAGCTTTCAACGATAGGTACAACAAAATTTATTTTTGTATTCTTCATTTCTTTATACCTCTTACCAGCCTTTTTAAATTGCGAAGTACAAATAGCATGAGCCGAAGCTTTAGCATCTTTGTCAGAATTACCTTTTTTAATCTGTTGTTTAGTAACGTCTGATACGCATCGTAAAAAATCTGCTGGCATAAACAATTCAAAACGTTTGACGTTTTTAAAGATAATTAATAATTATAAGAACTACGTTTTGTATTAAGTGGCGAGTCTTCGGGATGCTTTCCTCGCTCCAAAGCATTTGTTACAGTTACAGTAACATTAAGTAGGTCTTCTTTAGTACTCCACTTATTCTCTGGCCATTGTTGTCCATCAGTCTTACCGGGTTCACCGAGACCAACAGGCACATTACTTAATGTATGCGTTGTTTTGAATTGAACGTCCGCATCATCGCCCGCGTAAACGGGTTGCCACTTATTTGAATCGTAAGGATTTCTAACAATTTTGAAGGGAACTACCATAGACCGCCTGCCTTTCTATAATAATCTCTGAACCATTGGTCATCTTTATTGCTAACTTTTTCCGGGGAACCTCGCTGGTCAACATAATAAAAGCCTTCTTTCAATGGTGCTTTGTGAGGGGATTTGTCTTTCTTTCTATCATCTAATCCTTTCAAAGCTTTAACTCCGCCCCGCGAAGTATCTTCTTTCGGAACAAACTTAGCTTTGATACCCAGTTGTTGTGCCACGTACGAAACATCCACAATACCTGCTGCCTTTAATCTAAGTAATCGATTTACTTTAACATCTTCATCTTCCTTGCTAAATTCTCCGAAGACTATCTTAACTGCCCCGGGCGTTACTAACTTATCAATAATCAAAGCATTGATTTGTTGAGTAAGAACTTCTTGAATGGATTTGACTCTTCTATCAAAGATGCCAATCTGTACTTTGGCAGTAGCTTCTGTAATATTTCTACCTCTGCCTAATGCCACTTCTGGAACTTGTAGTCCTGCGATAACTTGATTCTCCATATGAGATAAGAATTCTTCCACGCCAATCTTCGTGCCCAATGGTCTTAATACCTCTGCCCCAATATTGTGAGCAGTGATTAAATCCATCTCAGGGTTCTGTTCACTAAGTTGAGATTCAAACTCATCAATCTGGGCTTCCGTTGCTGGTTCATCTGACGTACCTAATTTATAATGTACTTGGGGTGCTGCGTATCTATGAGAAATTAATCTTAAATCTGCTTCCATTTGAAGCTTGGTTGACAATGCCGTTCTTACACATTCAATTGCTGAAGTTCCTTCTAAAGCATCTCCAACCACGTTCATCTTGAAATGTGCAATCTCTTCTGTTGTAAAATCAATAGTTGAATTAGCACCAACTTTTTGATTGTAACCTACGACTTCTCCCGTTCCGTCGTCAGATAAATTAAGCGCAATAGTCTTAGGATGTAATATTTTTAACTCAACCAATCTTGAACCAGCCCTAACTGATTCAATGTAACCGTTACCGTAGATTAACATATTCCTTGCTAATCGTAAAGCAATCATATGAAACTCTTGACCTTCTAAAAATTCTTTTACTTTCTGGATTTTTTTCTCATCCTCACCGAGTAATTCATATCCAACTCCGACAGCAAGGTCTGCGGTATAATTAACTGCCGCCTGTACCAAAGGAACTTCCTTATATATTCTTTCGTAAGTATCATAATTTTTTTTTAAATTGAAATCAGAGTTATATGAACTGAAGAATCCTCTTACTGTGCTTATCTTTCCCTTACCTGACTCGGCCAGAAATAAACTTCTGAAACTATTTCTAACGCGGTTACCTAATGAGGCCATTGAGTATGATGATACTTTAATTCGGTTGACGTTATTAAATGTTTCTTTTGAATCTTGCTTTTGGTTTTAATACCTGTCTAATAAAAAAGCTGGCCCTTTTCTTTTTGAGATTGTAGGCTGCCAAAGCAAGACTGTCTACATAGTCGTCATGAAGACCGGCCGGTGCGTGGAGTAGCATCTTGCCTGTCGGAGAAATCTTCTGGCTAAAGGAAATCAACTGAGATTTAAGTTTATCATTCGCAGGAAGTTCTATTGACTTAGTTTCCATCATCAATCTTAAATTGGAAAACAAATCCACTTTACTGTTAACTGTGAAATTGAATCCTTTAATCCGCAAGCCCATTTCTTTAAGCTGGTCAATCTGCGCAAGTCCTGCTCCTGTGTCGGCAAGACACTTGCGAATCTTGAACCGCTCTGCGTAAGTTATTATGTGTCCAATGATTTGGTCATAAGACATTTGTTTGTATTCTTTTATCAACACAACCCGGTGCGCACTGAGTTTGTTGTGTTTAATTATAGTTACTACTGTTGATGAATTCTGTTTACCCCAATCTATGCCCATATAATATTCATGCTCGGGCAAGCCATACTCTGCTAAATCGAAATGCTTCATACTCTTCCTTACTAGCTCGGTTGGAAAAAATAAAACACCATCATCAACAAACTCAGCAAGATACTCAACTGAGAAACGCACGGGCCCCATTGACTTCTTTTGATTCTCCAAGTCTTTTATGTCAACGCCGGGGGCGATAGGTTTTCCATCAATTATTGCTGGAAAGTGAAATACCTTGGCTCGCTCAGAATCTTGACTCCATTGTAGATACATCTCATAAAAGAACCCGGCCTTACCATAAGGTGTTGAGGTTAATATAATCCGTCCTCCCGTTCGAATAACCATTGGCATGATAACCTCGTAATACAAATCATCTGAATGAATGTGTGTTGCTTCGTCTATAAATACAATGTCTGCCGTGTAACCTCTAATGGTTGCTTCACTCGGAGGCAAAGAGATAATCATGCTTCCATTATCGAGATGAACTTCAGTTCTGCTTGCTCGCTTAATTGATTTAGTTAGTACGTCACTGCCCTCGATGTCTTGTCTGACTTTGTGAAGCAGATGACTTGCTTGTCTCTGTGAAGCAGAGATGAATAAAATCTTGGAACGCGGTTTGGTATAAGCCAGCCAGATTGAATACTTAACAACCATTTCTGATTTGCCAACCTGTCTGCCCGCACTAATAAGTACGAATCGTTTCTTACAGTCGAAAAATTCTTTCTGATACCACGTAGGTTCAAACGGTTCTGATGGTTTTAAAGGATTCTTTAGAAAGACCTTACAAAACAAACTCGCATCCTCCCGAGTCTTCTGTAAATTATTCTTTAATTCAGTTGGAAGTTGATTCAACTTCTTCTTCGTCGTCGCTTGAAATGCCATGTTTCTTTTTCTTCTTTTTGCTACGCTTGGCGGGAGTATCTAATTCTACTTGCTCAATTCCTGCGAACAATTCAGTTATACTTCCAGTATCATCAACACTTACCGTTCTTCGTATAAGCCTTTGCTGTCTGGACAAACCCAGCTCTCTTCCCAAGGCAGCGTAAGTATCCATAAACTTCTTTGTTATTGAAGATACTTTATTTGCTGTATCCACATCTTTAGTATTGAATCGCATAAATCTGCGACTCTTGATAAACACAGCGACCATTAGCCACAAGTCCATCAAATCTTTTTGAGAATCCAATTCAAACTCGCGTTTGATATTTGTAAATAAAGACTCAGCCATTGCGGCCTCGTCATTCGATAATGTGTCTCTGAATATTCCATTGTCTATGTCGGCAATCCTTGTCTTCGCATTCTCTTCTGCGACCAAAAACTCCTTGAGCAATAATGCTCTTCTCCGAGTCTCTTCTGTATTCGGTAACGCTGCGAGCTGCTTAGCTAATTCGTCATAGTCCATAGATTTCTTGTTTTAGTAAAATGATTTTACCCATCACGCCGTTACAATGTTTCTGTAAAGCCTTGGCTTCAGAATCACC